TAAGCCATCGCATTGAGCCTCTATAATTACTGTCTGTATCACTTACGGTGACAATTGGATCAGAACCGTTTTGTACCGTTAAAGATTTAGACAATTCTACATCACCCCCCGATGAGATGGTGAGTTTTCCAACGCCTCCGCTTGTTCTGAATTCGTGTACATCACTATCTACATATAAAGTTTGGTTAACTTTATTTATTATTCTAGCATAACTTGTTTGATCAAATAATAAAGCACTTGTTGTACCATTACCTTTTAACGTTACATCACCCCCCGATGAGATGCGCATTTTTTCGGTATTGCTAGTTCTTATAACGTAATCGTGAGCACTTTCAGTCCCCGCAATTCCAATGTTTTCAGCCGTTGAATTGGCTATCATCATTGTTGTTACCGTACCATTTTTTGCATAAACAATAGCATCACCACTTGAAATCTGATTTGTTATTGTGCCTCCCGATGTTACACTACTACTAAAAGTAGTATTACCCCCACTATCAACTTGGATTCTATTATTTCCTCCACCATCTGAAATGATAATGTTGTTGTTATCTGTTATAGCACTACCATTATTTGATCCTAAAATAACATTATTTGATACCGTAGTAACTGAACTACCCGCACCATTTCCAATAAAAAGATTATTTCCTCCCGATGTTAAAGAATTTCCCGATGTATAACCAACACAAGTATTTTGTAAACCACTTAGGTTACCACTTGACATTGAACTATCTCCAATTGCAAGGTTATAGCTACCCGCACCATTTTGTAAAGCATTTTTACCAATAGCTATATTACGAGTACCACCCGTTGATGCTCCCATTGAATTATCTCCAAGTGCAATATTAGATGCACCCGTCACAAAAGCATCTAAAACACCAAAACCTATAGCAATATTGTTATTACCACTTGTTTGTGATGTTAATACATTATGCCCTAGTCCTACATTACCCGAACCCACATTACCCGCTATATTACCTCCACCAATAAGATAATTATTTGTTCCTTGATCAAAAGTAATGTTACCACTAGAATCAATGGATATTGTAGAATCACTTCTTAACGTACCATCTGCATTGTCAAATACTGCTAATTCATCTACGGTAATTGTTCCCGTTTTTTTTACGGGTAACCCTTCAAAAGCATAACCTCCATTCCCATCAGCAGTTAAAACATTTCCATCAACCGCACTAGTTATACCCGATATAGCACTTGTACCATTACCTAATAATATACCCGTTAATGTAGTTGCTCCCGTACCTCCTTTTGTTACGGGTACGGTTGCTAATGATATAACACCCGTATCTGATATTGTTGCATCACCACTAATAGCAGTAGATACTGCTTGGTTACTAGCGTTTCCTAGAAATATTTTAGCACTATTTAAATTAGGCACTGCATTTGTCCTAAATGCTCCTAGCACCGTCAATGCTCCTCCACTACTATCTCCTTTAATTACTTTGCCTATCTTTTGTATTAAATTAGCCTCTCCCGTTGGTGCAGTAGTAACTAATTCTCCCGCAGTTGCAGAACTTACAAACAACTCAGCACCCGTAGCAATTCCCGTTAAATCTACTCCCGTTAATTCACCACTTGTTATACATTCACCCTCATCGTTAATATTGTTAAGGTTTTCTTTCATTATACCAAGGGCGGGCATTTTGGTAGAATCACTAGCATTTGCCTTACTTACTTCGGGATTAGCACCCGTACCTCCACTTATATATACAACATCACCCTTTGATAACACCTCTGCTGCTATTACTTTTTGGAGCAAAGCACCATTTATATCACCATTAAATTGAGCAGTTGTAGTTATATCAGCACTACTAGATATAGCAATTGTAGTTGTGTTACCTTGTGTTAACACCTCTTCTAAAGTTTGGTTATCACTACTTGTTACCCAACTTAATGTGCCACTAGCATCTGTACTTAAAACTTGTCCACTAATCGTACCATCAGCACTAGGAAATGTGTAAGCATTGTAAAATTTAATTGATGAGGTAGATAAATACAAAGGCAATGCGTTTCCTCCACCATCAGAAATTTGGACAAAACTTGATGATATAGCACCATTACTTATAGATTTTAATAAACCTAAATAGCTATCCTTTATTTTATTTCCCGTTAATGCTGCCATGTTATTTTTTCTTTTTTAATGCTTTTTTTAAATCGGTTCTTAATATTCTTTGGTTTTTCCATATTGATGGGAAAAAGAATGGATGAGGTTTTGTTCCTTTTTCAAAAACACTATTTACATATGCTCCAACTTGATCATCGGGTATATTCTTTTTTAAGAAATACTCCGTTAATCTATCAGCAGCATTTCCACCTTCACCTTTCATTCCTTTAAACTGAGATGCATATTTACTCAATCTAGCCGGAACTCTTGCTCTACCCTTTGTTCCAAACTCAACAAATGCTCCTTGAATAGCATCAACTTTAAGCAACCAAATGCCTTTTATCTTTTTTTGTATCTTTTTTCTTATTCTTAGGCTATTTTTTAATTGCCCCGAATCAATAGAATTATTTGATGCTATCCTACTTTCAGCAGTTTTCTTACTGTTTTCTACAAACTTATCTACAGATTTATATATAGCATTATTTTTAGCAATAAATGATCTATCTATTTTAGCACTAACAGTATTTAAATTATGAGTTAGTTTAAATTTCATTATTCTATAACGTTACAAACTAATTCAACAATTCTTTGATAACTTTCTTGCGCAGATATAGATACAATGCTATAATCCTTATTTCTCCAAGTAATAAAATTAGATTTACTTAATAATGGATCGGGTTGTGCGTTTCTTATTCTAAAAACCCATGCTCCTTCCAATATATTTTGATTACCGGTTAAGTCTTGTATATCAGTACGTCTTTGGTATATATCTGCCCAAGTTTCCAATACGTCTGTAGTTGCATCTAAAGAGCGTTGTCCGGTATTGCTTATACTATAAGTTCTAGATTTAATTATTATTCTTTCCCTCATATTACAATAGGTTTGTACGGAGACATTAATTGAATTGTCTCTGTAGGCGGAGCAGTTGGTACATCCTTATCAAAGAAACTTCGATTATTATCGTACATAACCTTAATGTAGGCTAGGGTTGCTAATTTTATTTCACTTGGTACAGTCGAACCATCTGAGTTATAAGATACATTTACAGTTTCATATGATTTATTAAAATCTAAAACCAAACTTCTTGCTCTGCTATCAATCAATCCATATGTGGTAAAATCAGTATTTTCAACAAAAGTACCGCTACCGTCAGAATCGTTAGTATTATAAGTAACGCTAGTAATGCTACTAGCCGGACAAAACAATAAATCAATATATTTTTCGTTTGCATCATATTGAATAAGTATATCTCTATTTTTCAATGTCTGCTTAAACTGTCTTTCTATATATGAGGCTGCTGATTGAAACATATCACCGATAAGAGTATCATCAGTAGAGTTGTCTACTTTTAAATAATTCTTTATTTCAGTTAATGATAGGTAATCAAAAGTTGCTCCTTCACCACTAGCATCGGTAATAGTGTAATTAATCATTATCTAATTCTTCAAGTAAACGAGATTCTTTCCATCTCTTGTCAGCTTCTTTACCAAACTTATCTAAATATTTTTCTCTTAATACATCAATGTCTTCTTCTTTTGTTTCCACCTCTACTTTTAATTCTTTGGTTTTAACTTTTGATGTTTTTTCTTCTTTATGAGCAAAATCGTAAGTCTCGTAAATTGCTTGTTTTGTTTGTATTAAATGCATTTGATCTGATTTTGAAGAAACAGATAAAATATCACCTACGTTGAATTGTCTACCTTCATGCATAAATCCAACTACTACTTTCATGTTTGCCATATTATTTTGTTTTTAAAAGATGTTCTAAAATTTTATTATTTAAATTTTCTATACTTCCTAACCTATGCCCTATTTCGTTTCTAAATTGCTGATCAGACGTGCTATTAACTTTAATTTCACCATCTATTTCTGTAACCTTTTTTTCAAGATTATCTAATCTTTGATCATTTTTTTTAAGATGGGCATTTTGTTGTTTATCAATCATTTTATGTCCTAAAACGGCTGATCCTCCACCGGTTGCTCCTATTCCTAATAATGTCATTAGTTCTGTCCAATGTGCATTTAGCCATTCGTTCATTATTATTGTTTAATAATATCTTGTGCTTCATCTAAGGATATAGTGCCTTTTATTGCCATATATATTACACCAATAGCTACAACAAGCCTAATTACTTGCTTAACAAATCTAGGTGTTAATTTAAACTTTCCTTGTCCTCCTTCCGGAGATTTTACTTGCTCTATAACTTCTCCCGCTAATGGGATAGTTGATTCGATAATATTTAATAGTACTTTAAACATTTTTTTTAAAACAAAGATAAATAAAAAAAGCCACCCATTTTTGAGTAGCCTTTTAACATAAACAATAAAATAAAATTAAAAATAATCTTTATTCTGAATTACAGATGTCATTCTAGTTGGAACATCGTATCCAAAAACTTTATTTACCTTTTGTATGTCGCTAATAAATATTTTTTCTCTATTTAAATATTTTTCAAACACATCATTTGCGTTGTTTAAATCTTTTTTTAATTCAAGAATATCTTCTCTTAATATATAATACTCTTTATTACCCTTCTCTAAGTTCTTTTGCTTTTTTTTCATACCATTTTATTTTTTGTAATTCTCTATCAGTTGGTTGATTAGGTTTTGCTCCAATTCTCATTCGATATTTAAAAGCAGACATTTCACAATGTTGTATAAATGCATTTTTGCCCCAAATATCTATCATCATTTCAAAAGTTTCTTTACCCGATGATTTATAATGATTAGGATTTACATAATCGTATTCTTTATCCATATAACAATTTTAAAAACAAAAAACATAAAAACAAAGAAAAAGGGATGCAAAATGCACCCCCTTTTCAAAACAAACACACATAAGTGGTTTATGCGTTCATACTTGCAATTGCAGTTGAGAATGCTCCCCAAACAAAAGCATTTGGGTTGTGAATTGGTAATCCAATTCTTTCAGTAGCCTTAACGGTAACCAAATCCTTAACAAAGTTGTCAGAATGTGATTCAGAAAAAGATATTTCCATATCCTCTCTAATTGCTAATGTAGCACCTAAACCAAAATCACCTACGATAAACTTATCAGCAGTTACGGCAGTTGATGGGAATATAGGTACACCTAGTACAGTTAATACACCGTTAACAAAAACTACATAGTTAGCGTTAGCATCTTTATGCAAGAACATTTTGTTATAATCAGTTGGGTTAACCATAATTGCGGTAGGAGAATACTCAGCAAGTTGTGCTTGATTCTTTGCAGCAATTAATACATCAAATTCATTAGTGTATGCAGATGCATCAGCACCAAAGAACTGATAAAAAGCAGCACCCGAAGAAACGTCAAATTGCGCTCCACCACCGGCAGTCATTAATCCTTGTAAGTTAGCGCCCGTTCCCGCACCAAACAATATTTGCTGATCTTCAACGTTCATAACTTTAGCCGGAATACGTGTAGAAATATAACCACTTAAAGCGGGTACATCGTTAAACATTTCCTTAGTCATGGTTAATTGAGAACCAATGCTTCTGATAGGAGCATCAACGGGATCAAGTTTGAATTCAGATTCTCCGTACGCAGATGCTTCTACTCTAGCAGCAGCACCGTTGGTGTAAGAAGTTTCTTGAATATACCTAACCGTATTTGAATCAGTTGATATTGAAGTTAGCAAATCTCTTGCTCTAGTTGTCCTTGTAGGATCAAAGTAAAATCCATTTAGTCTATCAGCCGGTACAGTATCACCCGATGCGTTAGCAGCAGTTGTCATGATAGCTTTTAAACTTAATGTAGCCTTAGATGATTGTCCACTAACAAATGCCTTAAAACTAGCACTTTCACCCAAAGCCTCTTTTAAACTAGCATTGAAATTTTTTGGAGGTGCGCTATCTAATGATTTTTGCTTATCCAATTCCAAAGAATCAATTCTTGAGTTTAAATCCTCAACAATTTTTCCATGCTTTAAAATATCTTCGTTTATTTCACCTTTAAGTTGGTTCTTGTAATCAGAACCCATGTTTTTCTCTACTGATTGCTCAATTTTTGCATCAATAGTGCCTTCTAATCCCTCCTTGAGAGATACGAGACGTTCGTTTAAATCTTCCATTTATAATCTTAATAAAAAGTTATCTAATTCGTTTGCTATCTTTTTGCTTTCGACTGATTCCTTTTCTAGTTCAGATTTCTGAGACTCATTAAGTATAAGTGAAGATTTTTCTTTTAGCATTCGTAATTCAAATTCTAATAGATGAGGATTATCAAGTTTCCTTGACATTTTGATTAATTTATCAAACTCATCCATTAAATTGTCAACAGATTTTGTTCCTTTGTACTCTGTAACTTTAGCCAATGGGTTTGCAGCTAGGGTAACCAAAGAAAATTCAAATAATTTTATTTCTTTGATATAGTTGACATCCTTCTGCAAATCTTCTTTGATCGGAATAAATCCAACCGAGAACTCTTTTAATATTCCTTCAGACACCATTGTCTTGACATCTTTGCCTAAAGAACTATCTGATATTTTTGCTTCAATAAATAAACCTTTCTCATCTTCTTTCATAGACATAGGTTTACCTATTGGTTGATTCATATTGTGTTGGTAGAGAAACGCTATTCTTTCAGAATTTTCTTGAAGTGTTTTGGTATAAGCACCTTTGGTGATGATATCACCATCTGAATCTTTATTGTTAAACATTGATGCATATCCTTTGATGATTCCTTTCTCATCATCCATGTCATCAAAATAATTTCCTTTAAACCTTAACATATTTATTAATTTATGCCAAAGTTAATAAAAAAAAAGAGCATTCATTTCTGAACGCTCCTAACACAAATTTTAAACACTTATTAACTACTAATGTAATTGTTGTCACCACAAAAACAATTACAACACAAACTTAAACAACATATCCTAAATAACAACGACAATTCACAATTTCTTTTGCCGATGCTGAAATATCTCTAGGATGCAACATTAAACTTCCGTTTACCTCAAACCTATCTTTTAGTGGAATTGAATTACTTCTTACATAAAAGTTTGTAGCTTGAAAATGGCTATCTCTTATTCTATCATCTAATATACCTACCCAATACTTTGATACCGGCTTTTGCTTTGCTATTCTTAGCATTGCTTGTAATTCTACAGATGATTGCGCTATGCCTAATTCTGTTGCAGCTATAACTTTTGCCCTAAGTTTATTATTGTGTTTTTTTATTTTATCTACAACATCATCAATATTATTGTTGTCATTTATAATTGTTTCGATAATACTCCTTGTCCTATTCTTAAATAAATTTTGATCTTTAAATCTATTTAAAAATATAGAAATTGCTACAGATGCAATAAACGGATTTGGTGTACCTCCGTACTTTCTACTGTATCTGTCATCAATATACTCTCCGGAATCAATATACCCTTGTCTTAAAGTATTTTTCATTCCTTCTGTATTATTAACTAAATCCCATGTAGCATCTATGCCGTTGAGGGCAATGTATAAGGCTATGCCATTAAAAACAAAATCTAAATCATTTTCTATTTTTAACGTGTACTCATCAATGTAGCCTTGCATTGTTCTTTCTGTATTTAGAAGAAAAGGTATATCACCTAATCCCTCTTTTAAATACATACTTCTACGTTGTCTGAAGTTTTTATTTAAGGTAGAAAAATCAGTTTCGTGATTGCATCTTTTTACAAATGAATCGTAATCCTCATAGAAGTTTGGGTAACACACTATTTTTCTGTGTAATCAGATGTGTCATTAAGCAATTGCTGACTAGTACCTCCGCTTTCTTTTGGTGTAACACCATCAGATATTGGTATGTAATTAGCTAACATATGTATTTCATTCATCTCCTCTTGATCTATAGGCTCATACTTCATTGCTTGTCTTTTTTCATTTGGAGTAAGCCACCATGCTAAAGATAGTTGTCTGACAACCTTTTCCATGTCCTCTTGTAACTCCGGAACACTTAGAAAATCAAAATCAATATAGTATTGGCTACCATATGTTGGAGTAAGCCATCTATTTAATTCATCCCTTATTGCAATTAGCTTTGGAAATACTGATTGTAAATAAAGATATTTTTTAGCCTCACGATAGTTATTAAAAGTGGAGGCTTGGGTGTCATTAAGCAATATAGATGGCACTTTGTATACAGATGCCAAATCTTTGATTGATAAATTGTATTGTTCTATCAACGCAAGATCGGCAGCCGGTAATCCCATTTCTAACCATTTAAAATCATGATTTGTTACCATAATTTCTCCGGCATTATTTACTCCACTGTACATGCTTTTATATTTGTCCCGTAAAGCACTTGCGTGTTCTGCCGTAAGCATATTGTCTTGAGAAGTTAATATTCCTCTAGCACCTTGATTTGTTAAAAACTTGCTACCCGTAGTAATAGCATCATTATTCATTTCCAAGTTACGATAGGCTGCTTGTAACGGCGATTGCCCATATAAATGCGTTCCTACTCTAGAATAATCGGGATTAAAATTCTTTATGTGTGCAACTTGATCTGAGGGAATAGATTTATTGTAACTCAACCAATTTAACGTATACCCTTTTATTGGTTCTAATATATCACCTCCAACTATTTCTACTAATTGTGATGGTAACACATGCATTTCTTTTATCCTACCTTGTTGCCTTCCACTTTCGGGTGATAGTCCCCAAATAAATCCATCTCCGGTTAATGATTCAAATGCAATTAAGTCTGTTATAAATTCTGCTTGTCCTTGCTTTGGATTAGGATTTTCTAGAAATTTAGCTAAATCAGAATTGTCTGCCGGTTTGTATGCTCTTTTTTTTGCTTGTTCTGCTTTAAAAATAGCATTGTCATTCATAGCACCTTTTATCAATGTCTGATATTCTTTTGCGTATGTTTCATCTACTTTTTCGTAGACACACATTTTAATGTTTGATGCAGATTTAGAAATTAAATCAACTATAGAATAAACAGTAGCATTCTTTTGAAATCCTTCTTTTATAAAAGTTTCCTTGTTAGGCTCTTGCTTGATAAACGGACTTACTCCGAACTTCCCAAAAATTAATTCATTGTATCTAGGATCAGTACTTTTTTGTTTCTTCTTACCGAAGTTGAAAATTCCCATAAATATTTTTATACAAAAATAGCATAAATAAAAAAAAGTATTTTATATAACAAAAAATTTGTTACCAACAAAGAAATGTGAGTAATAACCCATCCTTAAAGCATCTAAAAGGTGATTGTTTTTATCTTCCGGAAAACTTTCATATGCATTGTCATCATCGGGATCAAATCCGCGCTTTAATTTCCAAGAATATGCCATGTATTCTTTGTATAAATTTTTACTGTCTTTATGATAAAAAACACTTGCTCTCTTTAAAAAGTTAATCCCTTCAATAATACTACCCGAACCCTTACGTCCTTGTACGGCATTAAAGCCACTACGCTTTAATTGTTCTATTGTTTGTTTTTGATTATGATCACAATAAACCGGCTCACCCATGTAATGAGCATTTCTTAATGTCATAATTATCTCCTCATCCATCATTTTAGTTGAATAAGCCAATTCTTTCACATATATACTTTCATTTGCACTTACAACTTTTATTATTGCCGTTGGATCGGGAAAGAAACCAAAATCTACTGCATAAAATACACCACCTTCGGGTAATTCATTAATTTCTTCCCATCCCTTATAAATCCTACCTTTGTTTGTACTTGCTCTAAGTCCTAAACCGTACACCCTATATGCTTCGGGATCAGTACGTTGTAACATTTCTATTTCTTTCTTTTGTATTGCACTAAGAAAATTATTGTCTTTATATGTACTTACAAAAACTGCAACATCCTCTGCTCTGTTATCTTCAAGATCATATATCCATGATTCTGTCATGCTAGGATTATAGCAAAAAAACACTTGTGTTGTTGTGCGGTAGTTTAGTTGTCGGTACTCTTCTTTACTTAATTCTTGACATTCTATGATATATAAAATGTCTCTCTTCATTGATCTTAACCTATCCGGCTGATCTCCCGTAGCTAGAAATTTAAACGTATGCCCGTTTAATTTATATTTTAAATCTGTTTTATTGTGATTTGTCTCATCATAATAACCCCAAGCGTTCAGTATTTCAAAGAAATCACTATATCCGGAATCTTTTAAACTAGGAAGAAACTTTCGTACAATTGTAAAGTTTAACGCTTCTTTTGGATCAGTATTTAAAGCCTTGTAGATTAGATATTGTAGAATAGCGTATGTTTTACCCGAACGTGTTCCACCATTGTGAATTACAAACCTTTTATCAGAACTATCTAAGCATTGATAAAATTGTTTATTCGCTTTGATCTTCATCTACTACTTCTGCTTCTTGTAATTCAAAATTATCTGCCGGAACAATTTGTATTAACTCTTTCTTTTGTGTAACCTCTACTTGTCTCTTCTCAACCCACCCCGCTTGGGTTTTGAGAAAGAATATTTGGCTTAACGTGTCATCCTTTTCAATTGCTTTTCTAATTAAACTGTTTGCAACCTTTTCTTTTACAACTGCTCTTATAGCATCTGCTTTTGCCCTAAACTCCTCATCGTTGTTGTAATAATTACGATAAGTGGCTACACAAACTCCGGCTCTATCACATGAATGCTGAATTGCTCCATATTCATCTTGCATAGCCTCTAATATTTTATTTTTATTTAGTTGTGTAGTTACTGAGGCATTTGTATTGCCCTTTCCCTTGTAGTATGTTTCTTGTTTTGGCATATTGCAAATATAACGACTATTTGTTTCCTTTATACAAATACTAGCTTTCAACGCTTTCAAAATCAATCTGAAAGTAATGAAAGTAATGAAAGTTGTTTTTTAGTTGGGGATTGTTTATATTTGCATTGCTCACAATAATATTACCCTTATTCATATAAGATATTTAAAGAAAACTAGAAATGAGCTAACTAGTCTTTAAAAACCTTAGTCATTGAAAAGGGGGCTAGGGTTTTTTTATGTTCTCTTTTTCCCACAATAAAAGAGGTTAACACTCTACCTATTTCATAGACTTAGGCGGTGTATTTCTAAAAACATAATTCTTTTTGAAAACTAAGAAGATATTTTACTTTAAATAGTTAGTATGGGCTTTATGATTTGATACCGCTAACTAGCCACACTTAATCGATAACTCAGTAACTCAGTTGTATTTGGTAGTAACTAACAGATCAATCTCCTTTAGGGGGTAGGGGGTTGATTTGTTTTGTTCTACCATTCTTATCTCTAATCTAATAATCTAGTTGTATTTATATACTTTTGCAGAAAATTTAAAAAACATACATATGATATACTTTTTAATAACTCTAACCTTACATGTAATAATATTCTCATCTATTAGCTTTAGAAAAATTTAATTTTTGATAAAATATTTGTTTTTACAAATAATATTACTTTCATTTGAGTAATTATTATTTATTTAAACACAAAAAACATGGATTACTATAATAACGAGGCTTTAGAGGTTATTCTTAAATATCAAAAAAAGTCAGATGAAAACATAGTTATTTTAAATGACTATCAAAAATATATTGCTAAAATTTTACTTGAACTTAAAGAAGAAAATAAATCATTAAGAGAAGATTTAAGTCTTGTCAAATCTGTATTTAACATTAACAATGAATTAGTTGTTCGTAAAACTAATGATAGTGTTACTATGCGTAAAACAGATGCTGAAATGATAGATTTATTAAATAGCAAATTATCTAGATTTAGACTAAGTAATTCGGCATATAATAGATTAACAAGAGCAAATGTTAAAACTATTGCTGATTTAGTTCAAATGAAAATAGAAGATATAGCAAAGATTAGATTGTTTGGTAAAAAATGCTTTGCAGAACTTGAATGGGCATTAGCCGAACATAATTTAAGACTTGAAATGGACATTAGTAGATATAAACCACATTTAAAGCAAAATGAAAGTATTTGAAACTGAAGAGGATTTATCAAGAGAATATAAAGCAATTGATAGGTTTATTCAATTGTTCTCCGGTAAAGCAGAAAAATTAGGCAAATGGGATTTGGACTACAAAGTTTATGACAAGAACAATAAATTTCTTGTTTACGCCGAAGTAAAAGGTAGAAAAAATAAATCTGTAAAAGAATACCCATTACCCATTGCATTAAGAAAATTACACAAAATGCAAGATGGTGAATACAAAAATTCTGATTGCGTCATAATTTGGGCATGTGAAGACGGTATTATTTACGGGGAATACAAAGAGATTTTAGGTAGTGTGGCATTTGGAGGTAGAAACCCTAGAAAGGGTAGTTCAAATGATCTTGAAATGATGGTATATTACAATCCTCAACAGAAGTTAAAAACTATATTGTACTAAAAACATGACTAAAGAAAGTTTAAAAACGTTAGAAATACTCAAGAAAGACATAATACGTCAGATTGAGTATGATAGCGTTAAAATCGTTCGTATGGAGCAAAAACTAAAAGAAATAGAATTAAAAATCTTAACCCATAAAAATGATTAAACCGGAATGGCATTTTATGCTAAATAAAAAAGAATCACTAATTTGGTGTTGCCTCATTTGCGGAACATTTAACAACATAAACAACATACAATGTGGCAAATGTCAAAAAATTCAAGAACCATCAGATACAAAATACTAATATGAAAATTCTAACACCAAAAGAAAAAGCATTAGACATTATCCATAAAATATCAAAAGTGAATCAAGAATACTCTATGTCACTAGCTATTGTTTTTGTAAACGAAATCATCTTACAAACAGACAACTCAAACTATTGGGAAAAAGTAAAATCACAAATTGTAGCACTAAACCAACAATAGATATGACAACCTACCTAATATCCCTTACAATATCCTTTTTTGCCTCAACAGTACTTTTATCACTAATTAACTACAAACTCTACAAAAGCCTCAAAAGAACAGAAGAAGAAGCACAATATTGGTGTGAACAATACATCGTAACAAATAAAAAATCTGATAACCTAGAAAAATACGAAGACGTAATATAACTCTATCAAACAGAGGATAGCCTATACAACGTCTTCTAAATCAAATGCTTACGAACCACACGCTATGCATTCCTCATTATCTACAGAACAAACAACACCCTTCACATTCATCTCTAACTTGTGAATATCATCCTTAATTTCCATATCAATTAGCATATCTCCTGTTAAATTAGCCTTCAATTCATTTATTCTATCATTTATTACGTTTTCGCCCATCTTACAAAGATAATTCTTGTAGACAAACAAATTATCTAAAATTTGCCCTAAAAAATTTTAAAACTGCTAAATCAAAAACTGATTTGGGAGAAAAATGACTATGGTGATACCCTAACCTTAAAATCAAGAAATCGCCGTCCAAACCACCGTAATAGGGTAGGGGAAAGGTTTACTTAACATAATGTATATTATATAACAAATTAACTACCCAATAGGTTTATGATTAATGTTTGATAGTGGTTTCTTTTGTTATAATTTCTGTTGGTGCTGATACCCCAAACCAATCCAAACCAATCAACCAAAACAAACCAATCAACGCTAACACTATTTAAATGATCTCTAATAAACTATTAATTAACTCTAATGTAATGTGTTAAGAATTATATTTTAATGGCTTAGAACGCATGTATTAAAGTAATGGCATAAAAAAAAGGCTTACCAACCGGTAAACCTTTAATTAATTAACAATTACTTTATTTTAATATGTTATTATAGGCAATCCATGATAGACAAAATGTTTCTTTTTTAAATAATTATAGTAACTTTTTGAACAAACAAAGCTATTAATGTTACTCATGTCCGGTATATAATTAAAGGTTTGTGCATGTATAACATACCAATCATAACCATATTTAATTTTTGTAACCTTTATGTTACTATCTGTAAAGCATTGCTTAATTGTTTTAATATAATGTTCCATCTGTTTATAATTTATGTTTATTTACAATCTCTTTAATAACATTAATGATAATATTAAATCATTATTTGACATTTCATCAAAGACGCAAACAGTATTCTTGTCTTTGCGTATTTCAATGAAATTTAAGCCATTATCTGAATAGCTTTCACCTTTGTATACATCGACATTTATTAAGCCAAACTGTGCCGTGTTAAACACCTTAACGGCTTTCTCGTTACCACATTTCAATTGCTCAAACTTTAGTTTAATTCTGTCAGCGTTCACCGGTTCAAACTTTGTAATATTTGTGTTAACCTTATTTATTTTATTGCTTTTAATAACTACCATTAAAAAACCAATAAGTAATATAATTGCAACCATGTCTATATATTTTAATGAAAAACTAAACCTACTCTATTTGTTTTATTATACCACTTTGTAGCGTATAAATCTAATTTATGAGCATCAACATACCCGGCTTTCTTCAACTCTTTTACACTGTTAAATATTTCGGCATGTTTTTCCGTTACCTTATTAAGTTTGTGATCAAGTTTTGAGCCTATGCTATATGTGATATCGAAATTATCCGGTAACGTAATTGAACGAAAAAAGTCATGGCTTTTTGTGTAAGCATAAAACCGGACATTTGGCAAAGCCTTTGCAATGTCAATCCACTTATTAAGGTAAGCCGGTGAATAGAAATCGCCGGAATCATGGACACGTACATAGATTTGTTTAGTAGTTCTTTTACTGTTCAATTCTTTTATAACATCATCAACAAAGCTCTTGTTTTTTGTGGCTTGATATTTATTAGACAAACCATTTTGAACGTTGCTAAACTTATAAAAGTTCTTGTCTGCATAACAATACCAACCGCATCCAATTTTAACTTTATTAACTATCTTTTTGACGGCAAAAGGGCATGTTACCTTACCGGTTCTTTTATCGTTGTACGCCGGAATATTGAAGTTAAATATCTTAACGTCAAAGTGTTTTGACGTCTCTTTTAATTTACTGTTTGAATCTGCTAGTAGTTTCATTGTGTTTAAATTATGTTAAAAATTATGTTTAAGACGTGGCATAATATCGCCACGTTTCGAATAGTGAATTCTCTTCAGTTAAACTGCTACAACTGTTCTCTTATTATCTGTCATATATTTATCAAGGATTGCATACGTTTGCCGGTTAAGCCTTTCGCCGGCCCCTTGTATAACGTTAGACAGTCTGTCCGTTTTGCTATTACTCACTTGTACATGATTTGTATAATGCGTAACGGCATTGAATAAACCCCAAAGCGACGAACCCTTTTCATTCAATTCCTTAGCACATACGTTATCAAAGGCTTTCATTTGGTTCTGTTTACGTGTAGATATGTTTTTTATATCATCATCACGTTTCACATTAAACATGTTTTCAATCACCATTGAAACAATGTTTTTATCTAGTTGAACTTCGCTCATTTTATCAAATGAATTCATAATTCGTTGTTCTTTATCTAACTGAAATTTGAAGTTTTCAACCGCTAATTTTAAACGTGTTTCAGCGTTTGACGTATGCCGGAAAGATTCAAGTTCTTTTGACATATAATGGAATTGATTATCACAAATTACAACTGTATTAGATGCACCAAAAGAAACAGAACCGCTACCGTCGTGCGAATTTAAACACGTTATAAATCTTTTAATCTTATGCTCATTTATTACGTGATCCGGTAGGCTATTTTGATAATATACTTTAGCGCCATTCTTAAAAGATCCGCCTTTAATCTGTCCGCCAAACTCATTTTTAATTCTTACTATTATTTCTGCTAAATCTTTGTTTTGTATAGTGGTGTATCTGTCGCCAACTGTGCCTAGCCATGCGCCGGAATCATTACGAAATATACCAAATGAATTCGTTTGCATGGTTTCAAAGTTCTCACCGTTCAAAGCGTAAAGGGGCAACTTATTAACCGTATAATTCGTGCCGGTTTCCTCTAATGTGTTAAATGTGGTATTATTTAAATTATTCATTGTTTGTTTGTTTATGTTAAAATTATGATTAAGACAAGGCTTTCGCCTTGTTTCGGGAATTGATCCGCTCGTCAGTTAATCTATATTTATTATAATTCATCGAATACATATTCATCCCAAATATTATTAATCTTATTATTAGTGGTTAACCTATCAATAATTTTACCGTATTGCATAACATAATGAGTATTGTTATAATCTTTTCGTATACCTATTACGCCGGCATATTTAAGTGAATGTATTTCTACACCATTTAATAACTGTAGTCTTTCTTTGTTTGTTTTTGTAATTTTCATAATGCTAATAATTTTAGGTTAATTAATTTATTTAGCTATTATATCATGTCCGCCAATACGAGGCAATATATTATAACCCACATAATTAGCCATTAAATAAAGACTTTTAATTTGATGGAGTACTGTAGACATTCGATAATATTGTTTTTCACCTAAGTAGTAAATAATACGTCTATTTGAATCGTCCGCGGACAATTCAAAACATCCTTTGTTATCCAATTCTTTTATGTGCTTTAATCTGTCCAATTCATGAATTAAACCGGATTTAAAATCGTTTAAAGTATCAGCGTACTTAGTTATTTTAATAGTGTTTACTATTCCCATCTTTATAAATGAATTTCTATTACTTCTATCTTTTAATTGATTAAATAATTGTGTTTTTGTTAACTTTTTCATGATGCTAGTAATTTTAGTATTTGCTAATTGTGTTAGTAATGTGGCATTATTGCCGTTATTCGATCACAAGTATATTAAACCATATTCAAAAAACAAAATAATTGTTACTTTATTTTATAATGCCGGTTAAAACTGTTTTTATATATTGAACCGCGCGAATAATCAATAAAACGCAAAAATCAAAACAATTTTTAATAAAATGTCATTATTAGTTTTCCACATAGGGTAAAATCACAAAATGTTAATAACTATTATTTCCAACTCTGTGTCAGAAAATTTGCCCCGTTTGCTCCAAAAATTTGCCCTAAGAATTTGCCCCAAAGTTTTTTTTGCTATAGATAGCTTTTTTAAAAAAAAATATTTTTAGAAAAAAAATAAAAAAAAAATCAAAAAAAAATATCCTAGAATTTCTCCTAGAATATTTTAATCATTTAAATCAAAAAAAATAAAAGTTTTTTGCTCCTAATGTTTCTCACATTTGCAGTTAATATTTCTACTACAGTTATTGTTATTAAATCTGTTATTGTAAGGAGAAATATTGTTGTAATTTAATTTAATTGGATCATGCCTTTTTACTCTAATAACAGTATAATTATCTAAATGAGATTGTGCATCAATTATATTCGGATTTTTACTAACAGAAGTTGTAGTATAACCGCTATAGGAACATGCGTTTAAAATTAGGACAAAAAATATTCCAACTACATAACTAACCACCGTATACCCCTTAATGTGCTTTTTCATAATATTTGTGTTTATGTTTTACTTATTAATGTACAATCTAAACAGAAAGGATGAGGAATCCCAAAAGTTTTCGTATATCTTTTGTATTTGCCCCAACAATCTAATGTTTCTAGGTGTTTTATGTGTTTATCATAAACCTTATCATGGTTGTATGCGTAAATCCCATCAAGAGTTTTACAAAACATAATTAGGTTTTTACCATATCTACTCTCACTTAAAACAAAATAATCTTTAACTATCG